AGTGTTTTCAATCACTTCCTCGCCATCCTCAGTCTTAGTCTTTGTATTGAACTTGTTCCTGAAGATACGCCTGATGAAATCTTCCATATCGTAGAACTCACCGAACATCTGACGCTCATTCTCAATTGCCGTTACTGCCTTTGGGCCAAGCTGCTTGATACGGCTGATAGACCAATAAATGCAGTTCTTCTTATAGTCGGCCACGAAGTTGGAACCTGAGATATTGATGTCCGGCTGTATCACCTCAGTAGTTCCGCTTGCACGAATCTCACTCAGCAATACTGGCAGCTTGTCCTCGTCTTGGTCACGAAGAACAACAGTATAGAACGGTGTCGGATAATGTGTCTTTAGCCATGCTCCAACGTATGCTGTAAGGCCGTATGCCGTTGCATGTGAAGCGTTGAACAAATAGCTTGCTCCAGCTTCCACAACCTCCCATACTCTCACAGCAGCTTCTTTCGGACAACCATTCTTCTTCGCTCCTTCAAAGTATTTGTCCTTGAACTTGCGCACCTTTTCAATCTTCTTCTTCGACAATGCCTTTACGAGATTCACACCGTCACCAAGACTAAGGTTGCCTATCTTTTGGGCAATTTTAGCGACCTGCTCTTGGTAACAATTATGCGTTACAAGTCCGCCTGTCACGAAACTGTGTTCTTTTTCAACCGACAAGTCGTAAGTAATGGCGTACCCGTCTTCTTCAATGCTTAATATCTTGCCCCATACATCATGTTCTATTCTTGCGCCATATCGTATAGCACAATTCCTTCTAACGTATGAACTATGCAGCAAAAATTGCCCCAACTTCTTTCTGTCTTTATAGCATAATGTGCTGCGGTCTATTGTCTTCATATAGTCTGTTGGAACAAAATCGCCTGCTTTATTCGCGAACATTATTGGCCTTGATTGTTTCAGCACATTGCACAAAGAGCTATCGTCCATAATTGCAATATTGTAAACCACATCTTCATTCTCAATCGCTTCGTAAAGAGACGAATGAATATGAAATGATTGCAATGACAGCAATATATTGTACGCCAAAATCTTATTCTTTATTCTTATTCTTCGATTTGCAGTACAACCGTCCCCCTCATAAAAACCAGAAAGCATCATCAATGACATTAAGCCTACATTTTTATCAGTTGATTTTTTGTTGGCCAATCCAAGTGATGTCAAATAATCCTTAAATGGATTTGCTTTTTTGTTATTCTTACGATATGACAACAAAACATACCACGCTCTTACGTTGAAATATACGTGACAATCTAAATCAAACGCTCTCTTAAAAACATCTGCAATAATATAAGCGTCCACCTGATTCCTGCAAGTAATAGTTGGAGTTGTTCCCCAAAAACCATTTGCCATATAAACACCAACACACCAATCTTTCATATCACCGACAGGCAATTTTGTGTCTGTTAGCCATTGCCCTTTTATCAAGTGCTTATCAATTCGTAGTTCGTCAGCTCTGACCCAGCCATATTGTGTCAGCAATTTATGATCTGGAGTACATCGTAGCTCCAAACCGTGAGTTGTCCGTATTTTTAGAACCCGTTTGCGTCCTTTGTAGTATCTTTCAGAAACCTTGTTATAGACACCAGATTCAGTCTGAACATAATCACCAGACTCCACATTTTGAATAGGTTTCAGTCCATCTTTTGTTTTGACTAAAGAATGTTCCGCTATACAAAATTGACCATAGGTGTTTGATGTTATTTCATAAGTCCCCCAAAGATACTCAGGCTCCATAACGCCATTCTTACAGTCCACATACGCCTGTGTCATACCAGAATCAAGTGGACCAGGACGGAACAGTGCTACGGCAGCGATAAGGTCGTTGATACTGTCAGGCTTCATTCTCTTGATGAATCTGGTCATGCCAGCCTCACTTAGCTGGAACACGCCTTGAGTATCGCCACGCCTTACCACTTCAAACACCTTCGGGTCGTTCAAATACTGAGAAGCAATCTGAAGCAAAGTGTATCTCACGCCATATTGCTGCTCTATTAAATTGAACATATCTGAAAGCCTCGTAAGCTCTCTGATCCCGAGAACGTCATTTTTAAGAATACCAATATCATCAATATCATAACCACTTATCTCAGAGACAAGCTGGTCATCCATTTTACGAATCGGAAGCAAATCAAAGCAATCAACTTTCTCTCCGTAGATATGTTCTGGCACTATGATATAAGCACTGGCATGAACGCCAGCACTACGAGGCTGACCCATGATTGGCCAAATGTCCTCAAACACGTCAGGATGCTTCTCAATGAAGTCTCTGACACGCTTGTCAGTAACAGCCAACTTCATCACGTCAGTCCACGTTGAATTGTCATCAATTATCTTTGTCAGATACTCAACTGTGCCAACATTGATTTTGTATGTTCTTGCCACATCCTTAATTGAAGAACGAATCCTCTCAGTAGTGAATGTGCCGGCAGCGAACACGCGCTGAGACTTACCTTTGTTGTATTTTTCCTCTAAATGCGCCTTGACCTCTGGCCTTCTTTCCGCATCAAAATCCAAATCAACTTCCTTAGTCAGGAAGGCTGCCTCTTGCAACCTTCCTGTACCCCCTTTCTACACAACAGTCCATAACCCTTGTCTGCTGTGATTCACTATATTGTTTAACACCAACAACCTTCATAACTATTCTTCATACTTTTCTATCAAAATGCTTTCATCACTTTCATGCTGATGGTAGAAGCTTGGTCTGCTCGTTCTACTTTTCTTCACTATCAGCAATATTGGAATCACCCTACCATTGTCGCCAATCTTGTTTCCGTAGACTATAGCGTGTCTCGTTGACCGTTTAGCACTGATGACAACATGGTCGCCCTTAGAGAACTTCTTATGCTCATCAATATAAGCGCGTTCCAACTCACTCAGTTCCTGCTTGACCTCCTTCATCTTGGCCATGATAGGCACTTTCTTACTACAAAACTCTTTCCAATTCATACCTAATACCGAATCTTTTTAACACTGCTTCTATCTCATTTTGACCTTCGTCTGAAGTGACAATCTCCGCAAAAGTGGTCCCCTGATGGAACACGCCATAGCGCAACTCAAACTTCTGCTCCACTTGGTCAAGTGCCTCGTAAATGTCCTGCACCTGAACTTTTCTGATGTTAAACTCAAAACGTACCATAATTACAAATCAAATAATTCGTTTTTTCTGTCAAACACTATGTCATCCTCCTCTTGTAGCTCATCAGCGTAAACAGAAAGAGTCTCATCACCTCGCTTGACCAAGAACTGAGCGTCCTTGTCAAACTTATACTTTTTACCATTCTCCAGCTCTATCTCTATATAGTCTGAAGAATCTATGTCCTCACAAATCTTAGTAACGTCAGCTGGCTCCAGTCCTGCGCGTTCTGGAAGCAAGAAACGCTCAAACAGCAAATCATACCTTAGCGGGTCTATAAAAGTGATTCCCAAAAGATATAACGTCAATGCGCCACCGGCAGATCCACGTCCGATTCCCGTCAGTATTCCATGCTCCTTGGCCCAATTGATTTCTTCTCTCTGAATCAAGAAGTAGTCCACATTGTCAGTGCTTTCAATGACATACTTCTCATATTCGATTCTCTCACGATACTTCTCTTCCTCACCTTCAGGAACCAGCTTCTTAAAGCCTTCTTCGATAAGCTGAAGGAACATATTGTGAGTGGTGCCATACTTAGCCTTCTCATCAGGTGTCATGTCGTACTGAGGTGCATAGTTACATGATAGGTCATAGGCCGCTTCAGCATTTTCCACAATGTCGGCAGTAGCACTCACCATATCATAGAACACATCGTCATCGTACTTGTTACTGAACACCTTTCTCCAGTCATCGTATAACTCGTCAATCGTCTTGACATACTGCTGGTCACTCTGCTCATGCGCTGCCCCAGAATCAATCTTATTCAGCACAATCTTCGTATGCCAGTCCTCTTTGTCGAGATAGTACACATCCTGAATAAGAATCGGACGGACACCATGCTTATATTTCAAATGGCCCTTATAGAACTCATCAAAGTACGCCTTCATGCTGAGAAGAACGGCAGAGTCAATTCGGTCAGCCTTATACTCAGTACAATCAACCTGGAAGTACACCCAGCCATCAAAAGCCTCTATAAAATCCTGTAGCTTGTCCTGATGTTCAACCAGCCAGCCACCCATACGCTTCTCAAACACGAATACGTTGCCTTCAGCGCGATTTAACAGCTCAATTGGAGTAATTACCTTCGTCTCAACATTATCGACCGCTACGGCCTTCTGTAGGCGTAATAGGTTACGGAATCCTTTCTGAGTGTTACAGTACACAATGCCATTCACTTTCTCATCATCAATCTGAATGGTCACTGAATAGCCAAAGCAATACTTCAGTCCAGCACCAGTGGCGTTAGTCTGAAGGGCCAGAGTAGCGGCCATCGTATTCCTGTCAGCAATACCAAGACCACCATAGCCCAAGAACTTCACTTTCTTACACCAATTAGACAACGAGCCGCTGCCATTCAGCAACTCAAAACCAGTATGTATGCCAAGAGGATAGTATTCTGAACAGTCATGCTCAAACTTAGGGCTTTCACCCACATAACGCAACTCCTGAAACTGTACTTCCTTCGGGTCATCATCAATGTTGACATAATACCAACGCTTGCCGAATGGAAACACAATATAAGGAATGTCATCCTCCTTCAGAAAGGCTAAGTTCTCCTGAGAGTTGAATATCACCTCAGTACCTTTACCATCCTTAGTCTTACGCTCCTTGAATATGTGTTCATAGTCAGCTTGTATCAGGCATCTTCCGAATCCTGGGATAACCAGCACGTCCTTGCGTAAAGAATATGTTATAAAGTGGTCATCAAGCCACTCCTTCAATGATACTGCGCCCTTCATCACTTACTCAAATTAAATTCCGTAATCGTCTTTAAGTTATTAGCAAAGATGTCGTAGATGTCATCGAAGTCCATTTCATCCCAATCCTTGCCTACCCCATCAGGAATATCGGCTATCAGCACGTCAAAGTATTTCTCCAGCTCATTAGCAACCTGAGAAGTCGTTTCCTTCGCGTCATTATCGAAGCCAAGAACAACCTGCTCAACGCCTTTGCACTGCAACTTGTACATCTGAGTTTGGCTGATTTTCTTTCCGAAGGTACAAATAGGCACAATACCCTTATTCTCGTACAACTCCAGCTTCCGATTCAATGCTATCACGTCAAATGCGCCCTCGCATATAATGACTGAGGTGGTTTCTCCAGCCACAATCGAATCGTAGTTGTAAATCAGCTTTGAAAACTCATTCTCAGTAGAGTTTTTGTAGCGCAGAATCTTGTAGCGGTGCGTGTCGTTGTATTCTTCAATGTCATCCTTACTCATGGTAGAGCGACCGACAAAGCCAACCAGCCTACCTTCGTCACGGATTTCAAGAAGCACATAATCAGCATACTTGAAGTCAACGCCACGATTAGTGCCACATGGGAAGTATTCGTAATCGTCAGCGTTAAATCCACGAGACTTGAGATACCTGTTCTTGTAGCACCTTTTGTACCCTTTGGGCATTTCAATCTCAACCAACTCATCATCCAGTTCTTCCTCGAACAACCTGAGACTGTCCTGTTCGATGTCCTCGTCAAGTTCCTCAATCTCCTTTGGTATGAGGTCCTTGCGGTCAAGGGCAGTCAGCGTCATCTTCAATGTCCTGTAGGAAGTCTGGCAATGGTAGCAATTAGACATCCCAAACACCTTTCCGTTCCTGTTCGGGCCTACATAAATTGCGAACTTGTAGCCATCATGCGAACAGAACGGGCATGTCGGAACAAGGACATTCTTCCGTCCTCCGTCTAATTTACCATGAAAATCTTGTAGAAGTTCCTCAGTTATTTCTTTTCTGAGGTCATAAGAAAGTTCCATAAAGCGTGTAGTAACGATACACTGCTTTTCATCAATTGTTTGCAAAGCTACGGACAAAAATCTGAAAAACCAAATCAATGTCCGCAGCTTTAAGGTTTCTTCAACTATTTTAATTATTCTGGAGGCAGGTTTAACGTGCGCTCTCTATCGTAGAACATTTCCTTGTCGTATGCCGTACATATTCTAAATGGCGGCTGTTTCTTCTCAAACCTGAACTTGTCGGCATGTATTCGCATCGTCTCTTCCTGATACTCCCTACGGCTCTGATTAAGCGACAAGAAGTGCGTACAAGGTCTCTGCAAACCCTTACATTCTGAGGTGTTATAAGCCGTCAGCACATTCTTCTCATCGTTTACCCACTCAGGATTCTCAATGGTAGCCTGGTAAGTAGCGAACACCCACGAATCAATCTCTCCAGCCAAGTCCTTCAAATCCTCTGCAACTGCAATACGCTTGAATCTGAGGCTCTTGTTATCCCATGTCTTACCACTTGAATCATCCAACAAATCAAGGCTGTCTATAATAATAAGGTCGGGATAGAAACCATTCTCCTTATGATACTTCTCGCAGTCATTCATAATATCAATAGTGGTAGTTCTCTTACCGAACTTGGTGTATGCCTTGACCTTCAAAGTACCCTTATAAGTTTCAAGCGTCTTTCTGAATTGCTCAACTGAGTGTGTAGAAATCTTTCCTCGCTCATAATCAAACGCTGATGACCCAATCATACAGGCCGAATAAGCATCCAATGTCTCAGCAGCAGAGCCTTCAAGCGAGAAGTGAAGAACATTCAACCCGTCAACGTATGCTGCATTATAGCCTATCCAACGTGCAAAGTGGGTTTTACCAACACCAGACATAGCAATCAGCACTGACAACTGTGTACGAAGGTTACGCCCCTTGTTCAACTCATCCAACGCATCAATATAGAAGCGCGTTACAGGCCGTTTGCCACTATTCTCAAGCAGCCTTTCCTTGTTCTCCCTCAGTCTGCCCTCAAATGTCTCAGCAACGTCTACAAACTCATCTGGAGCAAGTGTAAAGGTAGATAAGGAACCGGCTTCACGTTCAAACATAGCAATGGCCTCCAGTCCTTCACCATCATCAAACTTCTTACCAACCTCCTTATAAACCTTCTTGAACTGAACCAGCTTCAAATATTTCTCGAATTGGTCTCTCAGGCTGGAAGGGTCTACATCAGTTGCAAGATTACGAATTTCATCCAGCAATTCTGAGGTTGCTCGTGACGTAGCGCAGATCTGCTCAATAACACCATACTTCGGTGCC